AAACTTATAAGTTTGGTTTAGTCTTGGGTATAGAGCGGTAGCTCCAGTGACAATTATATTGTTAGCTTTATCAGCCATAGTAGTCTCCTCTTAGGTTTTAGTGGATATATCCATCTGTTTTTTCGAACCGTGAATAAGAACGCATAGACAGATGTTTTATAGAATTAAGCTGAGCGTCATTTAAAAAACGAACAAGCCTAAAAGTTAATAGATCATAGTTATCCAAGGGCTGTACATTAATAAACGTTACAACACTTTTCAGACCATAACCTCTGCTCGAAAGTGACTTCTCATAAGTTCGAAAAGAACGCAAAGAAGTCGATGGTACACGTAACATAAGAACGTGGCTTGGCTCGTCGAGTACAAGTAGTTTAAGCGCGGCGTACTCTGTACAAGCTTTTGCACGTTTTCCGTTAGGTGTAATTCTTGAACCCCATGAATTTTTAGGGCATGCGGCACATTGTTTAGATTGTGGCGTAATACTTTTTTCTGATGGAGTAATACCATTAGCTGAAACACATGTAAGCTGTTCGTCATCTGCGTAGTAAGCCCGCATATTATCCATAGCTTTAGTAATTACTGCTTCAACTGGAGGTTCTGCAATAGTTAACATTATTTACGCCTAAAGTTTACAACTTGAGTTTCACTGTATTTTGTCCCAGGAACTATCTCTCCATGCACTTCAGCATATTCTTGGGCGGATTTCTTATTAGCCCTATGCTCAAGTAGTTCCCATGCTTCATTCTTTTTGACGTGCTTTAGAAAAATATCCCAATCGTCTATCGTTACCGACGACCGTGTAGATCTGTACGCTGTACCGTAATCACGAGAAGATACGTTATCTATACCGCGTTCGTTGAACCGACGTAGAAATTCTACTTCAATTCCAGATTGTTTTTCTTTATCCGTAGCATCGTCTGCGTCGAATGCCGCTTTTCGTTGTGCGCGTCTATCACGTAACTTGATAAACATTTGCAACAAAGATTTATCATCAAGATCAGACGCTTTCAATTTCGGCGCTATCTGTATATTCATGGTTACTTTCCTTCTTTTTGATTGTAAGCCATCTTTCGATGTCATTTTCGTCCCACCGAAGGATTTTGGGAGATACTTTGATGGGGGCGGGGAAACTAGTCTCTCGTCTACGTAATTGGTGCAACGCACCTTCAGAGAGTCCTAGTTTTTCTGACAACTGTGCAGTGTTTAAAAGATTCATAGTTCACCTATTTTTAATGATATGTGTTAACATATAAACACATACAAGAACAAATGCTTTAGGTCAAGCTATTAAATGTTCTCGGTGGGCTTTTACTTCATCAAGTAATAAACCTTGCAGTCGTTGTTTCTTTTGTAGTCGTGCATAGATACGATGTTCAACTGGTGAACCCTCTAGCATGATAATAAAGTTGTTCATCTTCTGGCCTGGCCTGTTGATGCGACCGTTGGCTTGCTCAAACGTTTCATTACTAGTTACGCAACTATACCATATTATAGTGCTTGCGGCAGTCAGAGTTAAGCCGTGGGACATAGCCGCAGGCTGAGCAACTAAAACTTTAGGGTCTTTACTAGATTGAAATGCTTTAAATATTCGGTCACGCTCATTCTTTTTAACGCCACCGTGTATTACTTCCACGCTAAAATCCTTAGCAAGTTCTTCTGCTACCATTTTTACTGATGATACATAAGGCACAAATACTATAACTTTACCCTCTGCCGATTGAATTATTGATCGTGTTTCGTCAATACGAGGTGTAGCAGGGAGAGAAACTTCTGTTCCATCGTTGGCGTACACAACACCACAAGCTATTTGTACAAGCTTTCCCATCTTAACTGCTTCGTTGACGGCTGTGATTTCACCTTCGTCTGCTTCTGTTCGCAGTTTAGTTACCATATCTTTGTAGGCTTTATTCTGTTCAGTAGTTAACTGAACACTGCGTGTTTCAAACATAACAGGTGGTAGGTCTAAGCACTCGTCGCGTGTAAACCGTACAGCAGGTTGCATAACGTTACGTACGACGTCGGTTGCTTCGGGTCTAGGTATCCATTGAAACTGTGTTAGTTGCTTCATAACTTGCGCTTTAAATCTACCGAAGTATGGTGGTACATTTTGCGGAGACACTAACCTACACTGCGCCCAAGCGTCTGTCGGAGCATTTGGAGTTGGCGTACCAGACATAGCCCAACACGCTCTAGGTTTTGCGTGTCGATTAACTACTGTGTTAATAGCTTTCCATTTTGCCGTTCCTGCGTTACGGGCACATTGTGCAACTTCGTCTACAATAACAAGATCTATATCAGGTCTGTTCTTTAGTTGGGACTCAATAATCCCAACACCATCATGGTTTATGATATACACATCAAAGTCATGTTCTAGTAACTGAAGTCTTTTCTTCTTAGTTCCGTGCAATACACCAAAAGTTAGGTGCGGAAAATGATTAAACAATTCGTCAGCCCAAGTGCGTTCGAGTGTCGATAGTGGAGAAATAACTAACGCCTTGTTAAATTGACCGACACTTTTTAGATAATCGTACGCCCATAATGATGCTAGAGACTTTCCAGTACCTAGCTCGCTTAAGTTAAATGCACGTTTGTGAGTAGATAGAAAAGCGGCGGCTTCCATCTGTGCTTTGAAAGGTGTGTACTGCCCCGACCATTTATAATAAGTTTTAATAGGCGCAGGAGCGTTGTATCCTAAGTTTCGTAGCAAGATTGTTTCGGCTGTTTTGTGGGGAACAGCGACAAGAGGATTACCTCTAACATTAATTTGTTTTGCGCTTGGTACGATATTAAGTATTTTTTCTGGAGCTTTAGTTTTTAATATCAACGCTTGTTTATCTTGCCATACTAGCATGTTTAACCTTTCTTCGTATACATAGATGGGCGTGTTTTACGCCAACCTTTATTTACCTTCGCACTTACTACTCTTGTGTTGGATTTGGCAGTACTTCCCCCTGCATCAAGAGGTACTTTGTGATCTATGTGTTTGCCGTCACCTTTTTTAACACGTCCATCACGTAATGCCTGCCGTCGAACTTTGTTATTGGCGACACGTTTCTTCTGGACACTGGGTTTTTTATTATACCTAGCTTTGGTTGCTAGTTCTTTCTTTGACGATTTTTTCATTGTGCACCTCTATAATTGTTTTCACTTGCTCAACACAGTCTACCACATGTGCCACCCCATTAGCACGTCTAATCTCGTCAATCTCACGTTTTTGATTAGCCGTGACGTTATTGATCTTACCAAGAGCTTTAGTTTCAAACGCCATAAAGTGTCCATCTAAGCACACAAGAATATCAGGGCAACCTGATCTACCCATGCCGTTAGACACAGGCATATAGTACCAAGCCCCAATAGATTTTAGATACTCTTTAACTTTTTTCTTTACTTTACCTTCGGGAGTTGTTGCCATAAAATTACTGCCCGCAAAATTCGCATAATGATTTACCAACAGGACACCAGTTTTTACATAAACCAGATGGTTTTGGTAGCCACTTATCAGTTTCGTAAGAGTGCGCTAATCTATTTAGTCGAGGTAAAAAATTATTCCAAATGTCTGGTAACTGTTCACGAGTAAACTTTTCTTTATCAAACTTTTCTACTTTTAACCATATAAAACCAGTTACGACATTGGTTATCCAAGGATACATAGCAAAAGCTAAAGCCGCAAATAGTTTTAGTTGGTCGTTGTCAGGTCGATGTTTACCTGTTTTCCAATCTAACAAATAGGCAGTGTCCGAACCAACTACACCAATATCAATTATGCCACGTACCCATACATCTTTTGCCATCCATGTAGTCTGGCGAAAGTTCTTTGTGAGAGCAACGCGTTCTTCTACTACTCGCTTACCTTCTAACTTTTGTATCTTTCGTACATATCTACCGTATTCTTTCATAGAGTCAGGTAAAGGCTTTTGACCTTTTGCGTATAGTTCAAGAGCTTTGTGTACTTCGTTACCCCATCTCGTCGCTTCAGTCTGTGCTTCTACTACTTGCTTTGTTACCCTTGTAAGTTGGTAACGCTTTGGGCAAGTCTCGTATGAAGTTAGAGCTGAATAACTCCAAGGGTGTTTTAGTTCCAAAATGGAGCACTCCTTTTTTATATTTCTGTACGTTTATATGCATACATGTAAACACATTGCAAGGATTATTTTGCACTTCCGTAACTATCTGCAATGTCACCTTCGCTCCAAGTTACTAACTCAGGCCACCAATCAGGAGGTGTCCTCATTATAGACTGAACGTCGTCGAGTACTCCCTGGGCCCTGGAAGCGGGAACGACGTAGACGAGTTCATCATGCACCATGAGTGCAGGATTTAAACCAAGAACTTGTTGTACAGTTATTGCATTGTCAGCAATCACACATCTGGCTAAGTGTTGAACTATATTCTCGTCTATCTTCCCTGCATAAATTCTAGCTTTGTTACGACCATGACCATACCACCACTCTTGTTGGTTGTGTTCGTCGTCGTACTCTATGCGCAAGTCAGGGTAACGTATAATACCTTTAGGCGTTTTCAGTCCGTCGGGGGTAGGGATTACCATACCCCACGGATCGACGGCACTACCCTCTGCACCTCGCATAATTGTCGGTAAAGATTTATGGCATGTGCGCCACCCTGCACAGATTTCGTTATACTCATATCGCCATCTGTCTACGATATCTCTGCTTTCATCTTCTGTTAGGTCTACACCGCCCATAAGTTTAGCAACCTTCTGAAATGTGACATGCCCTGCCCCAAATCCAAGCCCTAGATGTGCTACCTTACCAACTTGTCGTTGCTGTTTAGATACATCTTCTGGCGGTATCTCGTATAGTTTACTAGCAAAGTCTTTGTATAAGTCAGCTTTCTCAGGATCATTCTGAAACATTTCTACACTAGATGGAACTTGCCATAAGAAGTGGTTAACACGTAATTCTATGCCGCTAAGATCGGCAACCACAACTTTGTAGCCTGAAGGCGCACGCAACGACGACCGCAACGCATCGGACGGCTTTGGGTTGTATGGATTGATACGTGGTAAGTTCTGTGGATTATACCCCCAACCAGACCACCTACCAGTAGTATCAGCCCCATAGTATTTTAAAGGTATCGGTACTTTTGTATCAGGGTGTGCGTTAGCCGCGTCTATAAACGCCTGTATACGTGTTTGTAGGATAGTGGACTTCGCGTCGAGGCGGGCTGCAGCAACTGTAGCGACGAGCGGATTTTCGTGTTCTTGGAGTGCTAGGAAGTCTTCATCAGTTTTTGCTAACGCAGGAATTTCTTTACCAGTAGCTATAGAAATTTTAGTAGGAACTTGTACTCCCAAGGTCTCCAAGAACGCCTTAAATTTATTCGCTGATGCCAAAACTGTCAAGCTTTCTTGGGCGGCTTCGTCGTCCGTCATCTCTTCAGATCTTACACCCATAACGTCAGCGGCTTCTACTAACATCGCCTGCTTACGAGCACTTTCATCAGCTAACGTGTTAATCAGTAAATCCATATCTACATTAAACTGTGGTTCGATTAACATTCGTATTGTCATGTCGATTAATTTTATCTCGTCTTTGCGTGACTGCCTGATGAGTCGTGTAAGTAAATCGTAGCACTGGTCAACGTCAGCGGCGTTGTAGTACCGCATGTCCGCCACTTCATCGTCGGTAAAATCAGCAAGCCGTTTACCTTTTGTTGCGACTAACACAGATTGGTCTTTGAACCCTAACTTGTAATGTTGAACAAGTTTAGCCAAGGATAGCCCCACATCTTTTGCGTGGATAGGTCTAGCCATTGCGAGGGTACAGCCCCATAGTTTGGGTTTTATGCCTAGTCGCCACGATAGTATCATAGCGTCAAAGCCAGATAGGTTATGCCCTACCACCCAATACTCTGACCAATCTGTGTTGTCGCAGATGTCACGTACCTGCTGTTCCCCAAACGCGACGACAGTTTTCTCTTCGCCAAATTTAAACGCGCAAGAGATTATCTCCGTGTCAGGGTGCATACAGTACGCAATGGGCGACATCTTAGTAAGCGAGTGACCAACCGCCCAATAAGTTTCTAGGTCAACTACTGCTATCTTCACTCTCAACCTCCTCTAGTTTATCTAAAACTCTTCTAAGATATCCTCTTGTCAAGCCTGCACTATCAAACGCCGCTTTCAAATTGATATCATCAATAGGTGATATTCTAGCTTTTTGCTCAGTAGGCTCTTGTACAGTTGAGCCAACCTTGTGTGCGTTAAGGAACTCAAGCAGTGTAGGCTTATCCGTTGGCACTTCGACTTGCTCAAACTCACCAAACTTTTTAGCGTCAGCTTGTGTGCCTGCCCACCTACCTTGGTTATCTGTGTATAGTTTCATTATTCATCCTCCAGTTCGCACTCGTAGGCGATGCCCGTATACGCCATGATGTCGACGTAATGATCTTTCTTGAGTGGGCTTGTACGCTTACGAGCAAGTTTAGTTGCTATGTGGAATATAGGAACATCTGATGCTTTAAGTTGATGACCAGTTATAGCGTTAAATATATTTGCTATGTGAGTCATGTTATCAACAGGATTACCATATTCTTTATTACGATCTCGCGATGTCAGAGCAGACGCTTCCGACAGAAGATCACACCGATTAGCTTTTTTATCCATCAGTTATAGTGCCGTGTACAACCATACTGAAAGAACGCCAACTATGACTAGCATAATTATCGCCTGTACTGTACGACCGCCCCACGTTTTACCGCGTGCAACTGGCTCTCTCATAGGAGCAGACATTATAGACTTCTCAAAGTCGTTCTGTTCTTTGAGTGCTTCAGCTTCAAATACTTCTCGCGGAGTGCCTATATTTTTCATCAGTTTGTGGGCGTAGGCGTATGATACCCCAGTAGCCCGCGCAACTTGTGCAGGCGTGGCTAACTTGTTCTTGAGTAAATACTTCCACACCTTGTCTGATTTTTTAGTTTTCTTAGCCATTTTATTTATCTCCTGTTACTAAGTGTTTTAATTTTTGCATCTCTGGGTTGTTACGCATTTTACGCATACCTCTGGCTTCAATTTGACGGACACGTTCTTTAGAAATGCCAAACAATTTTCCAATAGCACTAAGTGTCCAACCTTCCTCGTTCGGCATATCAATACCAAAACGCATCTTAACAATAATAAGTTCTCGCTCGGTTACATTACCTGATTGATAACTATCTTTACTTAGTCTTCCTGTTTCTAACTCTTTTAAAGTTTCGTCAGAAAAGACTTCGTATTGTTTATACAGATCGCCGTAAACCATGACCTATCCTGCTGATGCTATTTGATGTGCAACTGCCGCGCTTGTCAACGCATCGACATCTATATCCAATTCCTCTTTAGGAGCAGGAGTAGCCGCTTTGCCACGTGGTGGCGACGGAGCGTGAAGTTTCTGTATATACTCGTCAGGCACATAATGCTCTATCTCTGGCATGGCTTTGATAGCCGTATTCAAAGACGAGTGTTGATTCATAAACGATTTCAGTTGCTCACGAACTTTGTCAAACTTTGTCTTGATGCCTGCCCTTGTAGCTTCATTAGACTTACCGCCTTTAAACCAAGCCATAACAATAGGTGGTATGTCGCTCTCCGCAAAAGTAATTTTAGTATTATTATAGTAACTACCTGTATTGGGGTCAAAATGCTCTGGCGATAAACAGAATGGTTTGTCTTCTCTCTCAATAGTCACTCGTAGCCTACCACTCTCAGGGCAGTCAACAGGCGGTTCTATAGTAACGTCTACACGTTTTGAGCGTGCTAAACGTGATGACCACTCGCTTGGCATTTTATCTCTTAGCTCTGGTGCTAGCTTCCATGAAACTGTCTCTATCGCATCAGATAATGCTTTATACTCTGCGCTGTTTTCTGTGACTGTCGCAGTCTCGTAAGGTCTTTGCGCAACGCGAGACATATCATCTACCTTAGATAATATCTCGTGCACAAGTGTGTCAGTTTTTCTTACATAAGCCATATGTTTCTCCTTTTTGGCTAGGTTTACGCATCGACATCAAACTCTATTACTTGACCCCAATCAAAGTCGGGGCTATGAGTCGTGAGCCATACAGTGTCGTGCTTGGATGTGAAGTCGTTCTGATTGCCGTAACCATCAGTAAAATAGACAACGACTTCGGGGTCTAAATCATGTTCATCAATATAATCGAAAACAGGATCAAACGCAGTACCACCTCCTCCATGCGGAGTTAGTTTGATTGGAAACTCTTCGGGTTCGTAAGTATCTACGTGTGCAACATCTGCGTCGCAATATATAACTGTCACAGACTTTGGATTGCACTGCTCGATTATCCTATTAACGTGTCCACCAAATACATTCAGTTCTTCTTGTCTAATAGAACCTGATGTATCTATACCAAACACCACGTTACCCATGCGTGGGACGTAGTCATCTCCAGGGAGGTAAAGACCACGACCGATAAACCTACGATTAGGTCTTTTCCATGACCTACCATCTTTTAGCTTACTATTGAAGTATCGCTCTAGTTTATCGTACCAAGGTGTTTTTACGTTAACCAACTCGTCTATCATACGCTCGAGAGATGCAGGCAACTTACCCTTCTGCTTGGCTAGAGTCGCGGATTGTATAGCTTCGACCTTGGCTTTGGCTTCTATCTCTTTTACCTTACTCTCATCAAGTGGCTTACCCTGAGCATCTACAGGATCACCTATGTCTAAGCCAATACCACCGCCTGCTCCACCACCAGTATCTTCTGGTGGATCGTTGTACAGTTCTTCGGTGGCCTTATCTCTTGCACCATCAAAGTGACAACCACCTTCTATGAACTTACCGACTTTGGCGTCTATAAGAGTATCGTTGATAACTAAGTCAGCGGATATGTTCCACATCTCAGGATCACGTGCGCCACGTCTTGTTGAATGGCATAGCATAAAGTGCATAGCTTCGTGTGCTAATAGAAAAATAGTATTCTGTAAGGGGTCTGGTAGTTGCGCTATAAAATGTGGGTTAAGCCGCATCTGCCCTACAGCGTCCATCGACGCAGTTTTTGTGTCGTAATCATATATAATAGTACGCTTACTCACAGCCATACCAAAGAAGGGGTGATGCAATATCAACCTCGCTTTGGCTTTAGTAACTAAGTCTTCCACCTTCTTTTGTTCTGGTGGTGACAATGGTTCTGGTATTTGGTCAAACATTATAACCTCTCTTCTTTCTGCCATTTTTCATGTATAGCTTC